TTAGGATGTACCAGAAATAAAATATCACGAAGTTTGATAGGGTTATTGCGATTGTATTTTGCTAATTGATATCTATCAAATTTTTGAAAAGATTTTGCAAGACCTTTTTTAAGTTGATGAGGAAGAGGTTTTTTTCCTTCTTTCCAATACAACGCTAAAAGATCGGTCATTTGATCAGGTCGTGTAATAATAGAGTAAATAGTATTTGAAAACCATGTGTGTTTTTCAGGATGTTTTAATGCCTGAACAATCAAGAAAAGGGGGATATGTCTTAAATGATATTTTTGAGAAGCTTCTAACGCCAAAGTGCATATTTGTAATGCAGAAAGTTTACTACAAAGTTCTTGCATACGTTTTGCTTGATCACTACCAGATTCGTAATAACTATCCTCAAATAGCATACAAGCCAATACAGTGCGTTTTAATTCATCGTATGGTTTAAGGAAGACGGCTTTACCACCTTCATGCGTGGTTACAATATCTGAAATATTAATTTTCATAAAATCACCTAGAACTAGCATTAACGGTTTTTTTTGCATCAAAAGCTAAGTAACCGTTAACTTCACTAAGGTTAAACAAGTTAATCTTTCGCAACACTCAATAACGGAAATTTAGCGCTCTACCAACTGAGCTACGTAATTTCTTACGGCACGACTCGAACGTGCGACCTCTCGATTAATAGTCGAAGTAACCGTTATTTTCAGCAGAAAGATTAAATATCAATGATATACACACAAATCAATTATGTAAATAAAATATTGTTGAATAAAAAAGTATGTATGATTTAAAAATTTAATTTAGCTGATCGGAGTTTCGCTAACTCAGGCTGATTTTACACCTCGCCAGTGTTGCAGATAACAACATTTCGCAAATGTTAACTATCTTAAACACACTGTCGAGGCAATATGTCATTTCCTACAGGTATCACAAACATTAACAATATGGCTCCAGAACTTCCCGTACAAGCGGCTGAAGATCTGTTGAGCACACCTATGTTTAACCTCATTCATAGTTTTGGGGTTGATCTACACCATGCTGAAGCCTACATCGGCAAAACTACACGTATGTCACGTTTTGAGCGTCTTTCCACAGATGGCGGACAATTAGATGGTTCGGGTATTGACCCAGCGTCAGAAGTTCCAGTTCGGACAGATATCGACGCGACTATGGAAATCTATGCAAAGTCAATCGTCACTAACGAGCAAGTTGTTTTGTATGAAAATAGCAAGACGTTAACAAAATTTACTGCG